CCAAGAACAGTCATCAAAGATGTCATGTCAAATTCTGGTAATTCTGGTATTTCTGTTCCAGTAGCCGCAACAAAAAATATAATACACGGCTGTAAAACAAAGTGATATGAAAACGCAACGCCGCAGACCCACCCAATAAATGGCCGCCAACCGCCTTTAAACAATGAGCCTGAAGCCGCTTCTGCTTTGTTAACTTCTATTTGCGCGAGTGCTAATTCTTGCCCATGTTTTTCGCCCATGGTTGCCAGTTCGTGTGCAATCCTAGCTTTCTCATCTGCATCAGGAATAAATTTATCAAGTAATGTGGTTACTGGTGCTATTAAACTTTGTATCATGTTACCCCCAGAATTTAAGATATTTTGCAATACCTAATAATAGACCTACAAATGCCCCTAAAATAAATATAGCTTTTATGCCACCTTGACCCATGGCTACTTGCTTTTTTAGGTCTTCAATATCTTTCTGGTTTTTTTCCAAGATAGAATGTATCTGGTCTAACTTATAATTAATAATATCATTTTGGGTATCAACTTTAGGCGCACTGGCTCTTTTGCCAGTTTTTGCTACTGGCCTGCTCATTGTGCAATCCTTAAAAAATTTAGTTTCATACTAGTGAGTATATCAGAAACTATTATTTGGGCAAGATTGTTCTAATTTTCTCTAAGTATACGATTAAATCCCATGCTTCCTCTTGGGCATCAGTAATCCAATCATGGTCTGGTTTAGTAGCTTCAGACATAGTTACGCCGTATGTTTTCAGCCCTTCATTAGAGCGTCCAGCCATACGGCGCATTATATCCATCACCATTTTATCTTCAGTGATGATAGGTTTCATTAAAATGCTACATCCATGTAGTGCGAACAAAATTCATTAACACTACAATAGTTCTGGCATCTAACGTCTTCACCTTTACGCAAAACAATCTGGCATTTCTTACCTTCAACCATGTTGTTTGCGCCCAGCCATGCCACTGCTTCTTCGCGGCTAGGCAATACACGGGCGGCAGTCTTGCGTCCATCTTTCATAATTGCAAAACTATCTGGCTTGTTCCACCGTTCTTTAGGCGTACATACAGGCGCACCATTCTTTTCAGCGTCTTGGTGAACTGCAATACGTTCCTTAACAAAAGCAGATTGTTCTTCAGGTGACCACCTACGAATAGGTATCATAACAACTTGCTTTCTAGGGTATGTATCAGATTGCATGACCCGTAGCTTAGACCAATCACGCAAGATAGCTAATATCTCAAGCGATTTAACCTCATGTTTTATTTCAGGGTTAGCCCTAACCAGATAATCCAAACAGTTTAATTGCTGTTCCCATTCTGATTTGCCTTTTTCTAAAGCGTCTAACGCTGACCATGCAGACGTTGTTTTAAAATCAATTAGGTTTCCATCCTTAGATAGATAGTCAAACTGACCTGATAACGTCCAGCCTTGCGTGTCATTGTTCTTAACGAACAACCGTTTTTCTGCAAGGTCATCTTTGCCTGTTGCACGTTCAATAACATGGTGTACTGATTGACCTAGCAAACTAAAGATGCGGTCTGACACATCTTCAGTAAGCAAATCCCAATTAGCTTTTTCCAATACCCTGATGCGTGGCGGGGCAATCAGTCTTGTAACTGATATGTCACTACCGCTTGCATCATACGGGTCATTAGTAACCGCATTAACAATAGCGTCAGGCAATTTTTGTTTGTTAGTTAATTTCATAATGCCCCCTAAAACGGTACATCACCAAGAGCAATGTCATCATCACCTTGGTTTTGTGTTTCATCAGATACATCATTCTCTAACTCTTTAGCCCGTAAGATTATGTTTCGTATACCTTCAGGCAATTGGTTAAACGCTTCACGTTTATTTTCTTGCCAATCAGTAATCGCAAACACAACAGAATTATGATACTGCTCCGCTACGGGGCTGTCTTTAGGCGCAGGCAATACTGCCGCTACACGGGGCTTGCCGTTCTTACCTTCCATTACGTTAAGCATGCAAGGCACACCACACAAAGCGGCAATGTCAAAGCCCTGACGTTCTTGGTCAGTGAAAGGTCTGCCGCGCCATGAAGCTAGGTCATTACCCAAGTTAGATTTTTCGTGAAGTGACAACGTGTAGAACTTACTAATTGTAAGCGGTTCATTGTTGCCGTTTGTTTCAGCAGGCACTTCCCAAATGATAAGCACTTGCCGCTTCCAAGATATGTCACCTTGGTATTCGTTTTCTTGTGTGCCAAGGTCAATCACCTTAACACAACGTCCTTTATGAACGCCTACGGGTACTGTAGGGAAACGTCCTTCACCACCCATTCCTGTTGCCATTATACTCATATGATTTTCTCCATCTTTCTGTTTTAATTACAACTGTTAGTTTACACGGGGAAAAAAATCTACTGGAAGTGTCCACTAATGTAAGCACTGCGGCAAACAACAGTCCTGAACTGTCTTCAATTTCTTTCCCCGATTTTTAAATGTTAACATTTGTTAACTGCAATGTCAAGCAAGTTGACAATAGTTAATATAGTGTGTAAAGTTTACATTAATTAATGTTAACTACAGGTTTTAAAATGTTGCATGACGAATATGATTTAGCGGTTGAGCGCAGAAAAGAGGTTGTTACTAAATATGGCGGCAAAAATTTAGCCCGTATGTTAGGCATCTCGCACCCTGCCGTTAGTAAATGGAAAACTATACCGCCATATAGAGCATTTCAGATTGCCAAGCTAGGCGATTATGAGGTAGAATATCTTAGACCTGATTTGAGGATTGCGCCCCGACACACGGCGTAGGCCACCATCGAAAGAGGACTAGGTTAAAAGTTGTGTGTCTTTTCTCCCTATGTTGAACTAGGGGTGGTTTCGATTTGCCACCCCTATTTTTTTGCTAATGTATTTTAATGGTAGAATATTTGTAGGTTTTTTTCCGAACACCTACAAAAGATGTGGGTTCAAATCCCGCCATTAGCACCATCACTTTTTCCAATAGCCGTACACCATTTTGTCAGTGCTATCCCAAGTGTCAAAAACATTGCCATCAACAACCGCGACAAAATGCCTAGCTTGCCTAGCTATAATGACACCATCACGCTTAAAATCACGGGGTCTTGCTTTGCGGCCTTCATACTTTGGCGCACTATGCCATTGGTAACCTAATTTGACTAACAGTTTATGAAATTCATGTTTCATAATGCCATCACGCGCAGACTTCTTACCGCCTGCATCTTTGTTAGCTTGTGCTACTAATTTATATGCTTCCACATAGGCTTCGCCCATCTGTACTAAATATGGCATGCTTTCAGCTATTGCCAAAGCCCTTGCCGCACAATCCCCTGTCTTACCTAAAAAGCCAGCTTCTTTTCTGCCACCGTCAGTATAATGCCAATCCATAATTTTCTCCTTTATGTTTGATTGTTAACTAAGGTTAACATACAATAGCAAAATAGTCAACCATTAAAAAATGGCATTGTTATGCGATTGCTATGCGGTTACTAAAAAATGCTATCGTTTTGTTAATGGCAAAAGTATCCCCTTCATCTTCACCTTCAACTTCACCTTCATCCCCAACAAGATAATAGCAACAGCACAACCCAACTTGACAACTTAACCAAAGTATATTATCTTCTATATTGAGAAAAGTTAATACGAAACATAGGTACATTATGAGAAACAATTCACAGAACGAACAAAGCCCTGCTTTCCAGTTCTATGCTGGTGATTGGATAAGCGACCCATCCCGCATGCGTATGACGTTGGAAGAACAAGGTGCATATATATTGTTGTATTGCCATTGTTGGCGTGGGTTTCAGATACCGTTTGATTTTGAAATCATGTCAAAGATGTGCAATTGCACAGAAGAAAAAATAAAAAAACTATTCCCCAAATTTGAACACCTGTTCAAACAGTTCAAAGATAAGCATGGCATTACATATTTAGTTAGTGTGCAGGCTGAAGCTGAAAGAAAAGAACAGGCTACAAATCGTGCAAAGCGTTCTGCCGCTGGCAAAAAAGGCGCAGAAGCTAGGTGGAAAAGTGATGACGTATAATATCAATAGCCATTATCACGAATTTATTTCTGCTTTTGGTGCGCGTCATAGCTTTCAAACTTTTTGTGATAAGGGCAGGGATAGGCGTTTGTGCAGGCAACTGCATGGCACATTGCAACAGCATTTTGATGAACTGACTGCCTTAAATGCTAAAGGTGCAGGCGTTTTCTTTACTGTAAATCAAACTAATGGTGAAGGCAGAACAACTAAGCATATAACTAATGTGCGTTCAGTGTTTATTGATTTAGATGGAACACCATTGCCCAAATCATTTAATTTAGAACCGCATTTGATAGTAAACACAAGCAACGGCAAGTATCACTGTTATTGGTTAGTTAAAAATATGCCAATGCCATCTTTTAATTTGTATCAAGAAGCGTTGGCAACAAAGTTTAATTCTGACCCTGTTGTTAAAGATTTGCCCCGTGTCATGCGGTGCGCTGGCTTTTACCACCATAAAAATGACCCATATCCCATAAAAATTACGTCAATGCATGATGATGAGCCATACACAATGGACGAAATTCGTGAGGGTTTAGAGTTAGTACGTCCACAACGGATAGAAATTGATTACAAAAGCTACACACCGTCTACCTATCAGGGCAAATATACAGGAACTTTGCGCTATGGCATGACAAAAGGTGATAGGCATGCGGCACTTGTACGCATGTTGATTGCAATTCGTAAGCGTGGCGAAAGTATTGATTACGCAATGGCTGAAGCTATGGAATTTGCGGCATCATGCAACCCACCAGAAAGCACCGCTGAAGTTCAGTTTCAAGTTAGGGATATTTATGCAAGATATTAAATTACGAGATTATCAAGAGCAAGCAATAGACGCTGTTCGTCACCAATTCCAGCGCGGTATTAAAAAAGTATTGCTGGTTGCCCCTACGGGTGCAGGCAAAACTGTCATAGCGTCTGCCATGATTAAAGCAAGCCAAGATAAATCTAATGCGTCTTTGTTTGTAGCACATAGGCGCGAACTTGTGAAACAATGTTCACAAAAACTCACAGATTTTGATGTAAACCATGGCGTTTTGATGGCAACAGTGTCACCAAACAATTTTGCTACAGTTCAAGTTGCGTCTTTGCAAACTTACACGGCAAGAAAAGATAACGAACATTTTTGGAAACCTAACGCAAAGATTATATTTTTAGATGAAGCGCACCGTTCAGCGTCTAAAACATTTCAGGATTTATTATTAGAATACCCTGATGCATACGTTATTGGCTTAACAGCAACGCCATGTCGTGCAGATGGTAAGGGTCTTGGTAACTATTACGATGCGCTAGTAAATTGTGGAACTATATCCGAACTAACAGAACAAGGGTATCTTACACCAGCTAAAATACTTGCCCCGTCTATGCCAGACTTAAAAGGTCTTAAATTACAGGCAGGCGATTACGAAAAGCGTGGCCTTAACAACCGCATGAACCAACCAAAGTTAGTTGGTGACCTTGTAAGCCATTGGTTAGAGCATGGTGAAGGCAGGCCAACAGTAGTTTTTGCGTCAAGCATTGCCCATAGCAAATACATATCCAGCATATTTAACGACAACGGTATTCCTAGCGGTCATATTGATGGCGAAATGGATGAAGTTAAACGTGTAGAAGTATTGCGGCAATTGCATGAAGGCGAAATAAAAGTTCTATCAAATTGTATGGTGCTTACAGAAGGATGGGATGAACCCAAAGTGTCATGCGTTGTAATAGCAAGGCCAACCAAATCTTATGGCATGTATTTGCAAATGGTAGGCAGGGCGTTGCGTCCATATGAAGGCAAAACCGACACTCTTATCATTGACCATTCTGGATGCGTCTATGAACACGGGTTTCCTGACGAAGCACCTGAATGGAAACTTACTACGTCAGAAGAAAGTGCCATACAAAAGAAAGAGCCTGAACCAATAGAGAAACAACCTGTCACCTGTTCTGTATGCCATACGGTATATAAGCCAGCCAGAGGGTTTCCAGAATGTCCTAGTTGCGGTGCTATTCCTACAAAAGCACAACAGCAAGTTCACATACAGCAAGGCAGGCTGATTGAATTAGTTAAAAAAGAAAAGATAACTACGCAAGACAAAGTTGATTTCTACGCACAATTGCTGACCTACGCAAAAACTAAAAGTTATTCACGGGGATGGGCTGACCATACTTACAAACAAAAATTTGGTCATTTTCCTCATAACAAACAAGTAATAGCCAAACCTGTCAGTGATGATGTGAAGAAATTTATCCAACATCTAAACATAAAGAAGGCCAAATCCAAATTTCACAAGGGGAAAATATATGACTGATAATGATGTACTAGAAAAGAAAATGCATGAACTGCGCGAGATAGGCGAAAAGCATGCAAAAGCCAGAGGCAACGTATCACTGTTAGAGCATGGCAGAAAGATACTATTGTCCACCATAATGAAAGAAGTAATGGTTAAGGGCAAAGAATTTTCTACCATAGCCGCCCAAGAGCGTGAGGCTAGGGCAGATGATAGATACCAAACGCATATAAGTGCGCTTGCCATTGCGATAGAAGAAGAAACAAAATGGGCATGGGAAAAAAAGATAGTTGATATGAACTTTGAAAGTTGGAAAACTAAAATGATTAATCAAACTGTTGAGAGAAAAAAATATGCCTAAAGCAAAGACCGCCGCAGAGAAAAAGCATATGTCTAAAGTTGCTGAACTTGGATGCATAATATGCTATCGTATGGGCTATGAAGGTTCACCAGCGGAGTTACATCATATTAAAGAGCATACGGGCATGGGCAAAAGGTCTAGTCACTTTGAAGTTATCCCGTTGTGTCCTATGCATCACCGTTCTAGCGATGCCGCTTACCATGTGTCACCCGCATCATTTACCGCAAAATGGGGAACGCAACGCGACTTACTCAACTTTACATTGGCACTTTTAAGCGAAAAAAATGGGGGCAATTAAGCCCCCACTATTACAAATTGTTACATATTATTACAACAGGATAACTTTTACTTCTGTTTCTAAATACACCTCAAACATGCTTTTAATTTGTGATGTGATTAGACGTTCCTCACCTACTATTGCAAGCGATTGTGTTTTGTCTTTGTAAGTAATGCCCGTCAGCTTGTGTAAATCAAAGCTAATGTTCTGCATTGTTATTCTGTTCTCGCCTTCCTCAAACGTGTTATCGTTTATTGTTGGCTGATACACAGTAACGTGCCTGTAACGCTCACTATTGGAAACACGTTTAATAACTGCAAACAATGTTTCTCCCTTTATTACCTTAATCATTTTGTACCTCGTCATTTACTACTAATACCCATTGCGAAACAACATCATTGTCGTGCCACTCCCACCTTGCAGGTAGATATTCACCGTCTATGTAGACTGTTGGTGTGTCAGTCATATCATTCCCCTTCAATTAGTCTTGCTGATGGAAAATAAACTTGAACCGTGGTTTTGATTACATCCCAATTTATGCCAAGCGATGTATCGTGGCATTTTTTAAGTTGGGCTAGTATAAATCGCGCCTGAAACCCCTGAAGGTCAGGCGCAACGCTTAACACATCGTCAACGCTCCAAATTATTTGAATGGACGTAGGCTGGTTAAACATCAAAGCCAAATCGCTTTCCCCATATTTAGAAAAATCTGTCATAGCAAATCCCCTTGGTTTGGGTTGTCAGTGATGGGCTTGAAAGTTATGTCAGCAAGTTGATAATCTTCACCACCAAACTTTGATTTGTGCCATGCGCCAGATGGTTTGATTGTTTCTAATTGCTCGACAGACAGGCGCATATTGCGCCCATCGTGTACGATTTCCAAACCGCCTTGCCGCCTTGCGTTGTCTAATTCGTAATCACGAATAGAAACGAATTTGCCAAGCCATAATTTATTGACTGTCTTTTTTAGCATTTAACGCCCCTTCTATGTAATGAACGGCATCAGCGGAAAAACCGCCAATGTTCCATTCGGTTATGTCTTCAGTAGCAAGACCATGAACACCACAATAACAAACGCCATTCTTCCAGTTATAAAGCGTTGCAACCGTGTCATCGTTAAAAACGAACATCCATTCAAAATCTATTTTGTCACCCAATTCACCGACTGCATGAGGTTCACCAAATACAGCGCAAATTTCTTGGAAACTACTTGTCACCGAACCCTGTCTATGGGTCATGTTGATTTCGGAATTTTCAGCCTGCCGAAAATCTATTTCTTTAATAATGTTCATTCGTCACCTCCTGAAAATGCCTTCATCATCCAAGCCCAAAACGCACCGACCAAGCCTAGAGCCATTACAGCCCCAATCCACATCGTATCGGTGTAGATTATTGCGCTGAACACAAGCCCCGCGCATAACCCCAAGAACAAGCCAAAGCCAATCATTGTGATTGCTCCGCAACGGTTGCCAAGAATGTTGAACAGTCAAGGTCAACATCTAGCAAATCAAAGAACGCACCTTGCGGCACTTCAACGGCGTTGGCACTATCAGCCAGCCATTGATTGATATGCTTTGACGTAGTGACTGACCATTTTTTAGATGTTTTGAATTGCTGACCGCAATAGTGACCAGCGACAGGCGTTTGATATGACAGAAGGATAGTCAAACCATTGCTGAACACAACCTCAGTCATGTTCGATTTAATAGGTGTTATTTGCATTTTGTTTTCTCCGAACTTTGGTTGCTGATAAGAAAGGCTCATCAGTACGGCTAACGCCGCAGACAGGGGTTGCCCCCTGTTTCGCCTTATTGGTCAATTGGTTCAATGTGCAAAACATCGTAATAGTCCATAGCTTGCCGCGCATCTTCAATGTCACGGGCAATGATGATGATGCCCCATTCTTTACCATGGTATGAATATTTGACTAAAAATCTATCCATTACGATACTCCCGCGCTTTTGCATAAGCGGCAACAAAGCCCGTGACATACTCAAGCACCTCATAAGATGCCGCGCCCCAGATTTCGCCGTAATCCTTCCAAACTTTGATTTGACCTTTTTTGTAGTTATTGAAACCGTCATCAGTGATGCCAGTCATGCGAACAATTACAAATTCATTGATACGAGTTTCCATTTTAGCGACCTCCCTTGATGGCTGACCTGATTGCCATTGACACAAACTGCTGACCAACCATCAAGGCGGCTAGGTGAGCGATGCCCACATAGCCAACAATATTGTCGAGCGCAAAGATAATCAGCGCAGTGCCGAAAATTGCAAAGATAACTTCCATGCTTTTATTAAATACGTTCATAATTATTCTCCATATGTTTTGTTAACGTAGGTTAATGATACACAAATAAACAATTAACGCAACAATATATTATAAAAAAGATTATAGCACCAAAACTTGTATCATTTGGCATTTAGGTTAAAATGAGCGCATGAGCATTAAAACCCTTACAGATAAACAAAAAGCCTTCATTCAGAACTTTAGTTCAACGGGCAACGCGAAACAGTCAGCAATTGCCGCTGGATACAGTGAAGCAACAGCAGAACAGCAAGGTCACAATCTAAAAAATCAACTCGCTGAAGAAATTGACCAAGAGACAAGGCGGCTGATTGGTTCATCTGTTCCGCTTGCCGTGGACAAACTGCGTCAACTCTTAACGTCAGACAAGACACCAGCAAACGTCCAGCTTGGCGCAATCAATTCTATATTGGATAGAACAGGACACCAAACAACTCACAAGGTTGAAGACGTAACACAACAACGCACTGATGCAGAACTAAAGCAAGAACTCACACACTTGATGTCATCGCTTGGGCTTGAACCAGTAGATGATGAAGACACTATAACTGTTAACCATAGCGGCGGCGGTCTAGTACAATAACAGTCAACCTCATGGCATGTAGTGGCTCACTTATATATAGGGGCTAACACAACAGCGCATATGTTTAGCGTCACCAGCGTTGCAAGAATGGTTCACCGCGCACACACACCCACACTGGCAGAAAGTTAACGCATTGGCCTGCGGTCTTGCGAATATTCATTGGCT